GATTTCTTCCTATATCAAAGTTTGGAAGATCGCAATATTCCATCATCCATCTTTGGCTCGGCAGCCATGGAACTCATCAAGAATAAGGAATTTCCCCAATGGGCATTGTTTGCATTCAAGGCCCTCAAGGAAGCATCTAACGGCCATCCACCAGAAGTGTTGGCCTATATCGGTGAAGATGCCATGGTCCTTGGACCAGTCATCGATGGCAAAGAGCTCAAGGGAATGTTTATCGGTAAGGAGTCATCATATGGAAAGGAAAGAATCCTCGCCTCACCCTGCGGTATGCAACTAAAGGTTATTATCCCTCGTCTTCAAGGCAAGGTATATGCAGAAGAAAACATTGCCATGCACATTATTCGATAGAGTATATACTTATATCATAAACATCTTGACTGTTGGGCAGATTGTCCGTTTTGTCAATAAGGCCAGGAGATTCGTCCACCACTAATCCCTCTTCTATCCAAGCTTGGATGCGCCTTACGGATCTTTCGCTGTAAAAAGATTGACGGGAATACCACTGCAGCCAGTCTTCACTTCCTTTTGAGTGATTGCAATGTTTGCACGCGGGTACACAATTCCTAGTTTTATCTTCACCGCCTTTTGCCTTCGGGCGAACATGATCAACCGTTAGGCTCTTATCATCAATAGGGGGTTGGCCGCAGTAAGCGCAGCAATTACTCCAAGCCTCCTTGATAGACTGACGCCACAAGTGCTTGGCTTCTTTTCGTGTCATGGCCTCAAGATTGTAAAGGTAATCGCGAACCCGCTCTCGGGTGAAATTAGCCTTGACAATCATTGAGCTTTTATGGTGACAATCTCGCAGATGATGTGAGCATGTGGGCTTCTCATAAAGCGCTTCTGCGGTTGTCTGTTTTATTGTTCCTTGCGATGGGCAGACTAAGGCACTGATTATTGGTATAGTGTCGCAGACATTCGCTACGACTCCAGAGATTATTTATAATGTCTTGGCGAATGACACAACATTCTCCAATCAACTAGGTACTTATACTTTTAAGGGTGGAAGTACGTCTGATTCAATTGCGATCTTAACGCCTGGCCAGACTCTTCCTTTGATTGATTCACAGGTTGGCCTTGAATGTATTATTCATGATGCTGGTGATATTCGCAGACGTGATTTTGTCAATGATACATCCAATCTACTGGTTACATGGAAAGTATTTTTAATTGTTTGGGATCCGGCAACCGGGACTCAGCTCAATGCAGCCGCCAAACGTGCAATGGAATTGTTCAGGGGTTCGACATCTGTCGAAACCTTGGCGACAGCGCAGGGTCTTCGAGCTCGGGTGCAAACTATGATTTTGATTCCAGAAGATGGTGGCCTAACGCAAGAGGCTGTAGATATTCTGGATTCTTTATAAATGCGCAATCAGTAGTATTCCGGACATAGGAACACTACGTTAGTGGGGTGAATCCCCCCGATTTTGCTTCGTTTTCCGGCATTCCGGTAATTCACCCATGGCAAATTACTCCGCAGCCTTTGGCTACGACGTTTATATCCTTCCGCTGTTTTCCAGCGAAGTTGACGTTGCATTCACAGGTGTTAGTACAGCTACAGGCACCAGCGCTACTACTGCCTTCCTCAAGACTGACACCACCACCGCTGGCGATGGTCTGAACATCGCTGCCAGTAACTCGACTATTGCTTATAACAGCACAACTGGTATTTTTACCGTTGAGTCGACTGCTTATAACATGGATGGCGCTGACAAGCCGCTGCGCCTTTACGGTCTGACCAACGCCGCTTTGGAGACTGACACCAATAGCGAAGATGTGGTGACCTATGACGACGAAACCCGTGGTTTCAATGTCTCGGTGCCAACCTCCAAGTCCTATACCATCACCCTTGAGGGTGTGGCTGACTTCCGCGATGCTGGCTATCAGGTGCTGCGTCTTACAGAACAAAACACTGTGGCCAATAGCCTGCGCGTGAAGTTCGTCCGTGTTGGTCCCACCGGTACCGACGAAACCATTTACGGTTACGGCACTCTGAGCGGCTACAGCGAGTCTGTGGAAGCTGGTTCGATTGTGTCCTGGTCTGCTGAATTGGTGGGCTATGGTCCTTATAAGCTGGCCATTGATGCCAACCCCTGATCGTTAACTGACCGCACTAAAAGCCCCGCTACGGCGGGGTTTTTTCTTGGCAGACTAATTTAGCTTTGGTCGCTTGCTAGATAAATGGGAATCAAGATCCCGGTAGATATAGGCCTAAGCGTACTTGAAGGAACCAAGGCAGAAGGGACTATATCGACACTAGACAGGCTACTTGATGGCTTGAAGGGAAAAACTGTTAATACGCAAATAAATATAGATGCAAAAGGAGTAAGAGAATTACAGCTTATAGAAGATGAACTTGCGGATATAGACCCGGCATTAAAAAAACTTATTCAATCTGTATATAAATTTAATTCAATCAGCAGTGGATCCGTAACCAGTCTTCGGCAATCTGTCAATTCTCTTAAGCAGCAAAGAGATGCCCTAAATCCATTGAGCCAAGAATGGGGCGTATATAGTCGAAAATTACAAGAAGCACAGGCTAACCTGAGGAGTGCGCAGGGAATACAGACTGGCAGTTTGACTGACTTACGTCGTCAACGTGAGGAACTCATTAAGTTGCGTGATGCAACCGCAAGATTTCCTTCTGGCCCGGGTGGTGGTGGCGGTGGACCCACCTGGAACGACTTAAATAATCAAATCAAAGCACTGGATGGCTCGATCAACAAAATTACGCCAGGTTTCAGTAATTTCTTCTCTGTTCTAGGAAAGATTGCAACTGTCCAAGCGGGATTCATTGCATTAACTTCAGCACTTAGCGCTATTGGCGGTGTAATCAATGCCTACGTCGGCAGAACAAAGCAAATTGAAGCTTTTAACCTGGCATTGAAAAATGTTGGCTTGACACAGGCGGCTACATCTGCAGCATTTAAGGACGCAACTGCAATCGCCAACAGGCTTGGTGCCCCTGTCCAGCAGGTTGAAAAGAGTTATCAAAGAATGGTACCTGCCCTTAAGGCGGTAGGGGCTAGTAGCGCAACAACAAGCAAATTCATTGAAAATATCACAGCAAGAACTCAGACTCTTGGTCTTAATACTGAGGAGTCTGGTCGATTGCTCGAAGCCTTCGCTCAGGTTTTAAGCAAGGGCAAGTTACAGTCTGAAGAATTAAACCAGCAAATTTCCGAACTTGATGGTGCATTTAGAACGCAACTGGCTGATGCATTAGGCGTTACTGTATCCAAATTAACAGAACTCGTTGAAGCTGGTCAGGTAACTGCACCGGTCTTTGTTGATGCCGTCAATAAGATGGCTAATGGTGCGGATGAGCTAGCAAAACGAATCCGTAATGGCACTGCCACTATTCAGCAGTTACAAAATGGCATCAATAATGTTAATGTTCAAATTCTTAGTGAGATTGGGAAGCAACTAGAGCCTGGCATCAAGGCTTTCTTGCGTTTAAGTTTGGCAGTCGCTGAATTCTTTAAGGGGTTTACCCAAACTGAAACCTTTAAAACCTTCTCGACAATTTTTAATCAGTCAGCCAAGGGTATAGAGGTTTTTGTTACTAATCTACTTAAGATTATCCAAGTAATCAATGCATTATTTACACCTGTATTTACTCTGCTGAATGCAGTTCTAGGGCTTGGCGAAGGTTTCGGTGGATTGATTGGTTTGATTATTAATCTTGTCGGTGGTCTGGTTATCCTAAAGGGTGCAATACTTGCATTCAATTTTATTAAAGGTATAACCGCAAGTGTTGCTGCATTTCGGGCTGGCTTACTGCAGGCGGGTCAAGCCACTAATTATCTGAGCACCCAAGCCAAACCAGGCAGCTTGCTGTCATATAGGCAAGCACTTGAAAATGTTAGGGCCTCGAGCGTTGGCTTGTTTAGTCAACTTAAGAGTGGTGCAGCATCATTCTTGGGTGTCAATAATCAATCAACTGCTTCCGGCAAAGCCTTGAGGAATGCGGGCGTTCAAAGTTCTTACTTTGCTGGTGGTTTGCGTTTTGCCGGTGAAGCAGCTAAGACATCAACTGGCGAGCTTGGCAAAGTTTCCAGGGCTACATATGGGGTTGCGGTTGCAAGTCAACAGGCTACTGGTTCAATCCGCGCCGCAGGCGCCGCCCTGGCCGGTCCTTTAGCCGGAGCACTTAAGCAGGTTATAAATCCTGTAACTATAGGTATTGCTGTTGTTGGTGCGTTAATTCAGACATTCCAGGCCGGCAAACAGGAAGCTGAATCCGTAAGACAATCTTATGCCGGCGCTTTTGCACCATTAAATGAAGAGCTGGCACGGGTCGAAAAGGAAGCGAAGAAAGTTCCACCTGCCATTGCGCAAGTAAGTGGTAGTCTCAAAGATAATGCAAGTAATGCCGAGGCAGCAGGCAATAACTGGCGACTTGGTGCAGTCGCACTGGGCGTCTTGGCTGTTGGTGCAACTATTGTGACTGGTGGTTTAGCTGGTGTTGCTATAGCGGCCGTTGCTGCAGGCGGGTCATTATTTGCAGCTTCAAAGGCATCCGCAGAATTGGGCAAGTCTGAGTTTGGCAAACAATTAATCAAGAGTGCTAATGATTTTAGCACTAAGCTTGGTTCTGTTGAATCAAGAATCAAAGGACTTGGCGGAACCGTTGGTCAGGTTGACTTTAGCAATTTTGCTGCAGGATCTAAAAATCTTGTTGAACTAAAAAATTCTTATATTGCTGCAGCTGCTGGCATTAAAGAAAAAATTGATGCTGAC